AAATATTGTCAATAATATAGTAGAAGAAAATAAAGTAGATACAATTTATAATTTTGATTTAGTTAATGATATTGATACAGTAAATAATTCATCAAAGTTTATAAAATTAAAGAATAAAAAATTATCCGACTATATTCAATGTATAAGTAATGTAGTTTTAAAAATAGATGACATAAGTAAAAACTTTTCTGATATTGATGGAACTCCATTAACATTTTTAAATGTTTTTAAATTAAATTCTTCAGATTCATATAATGAATTACTTTTTAAAATTTCGAATACTTCATATACACAGATACAATTAACAGAATTAATAATACTGAATAATGGTACTAATGTTTTCTTACTCGAACAAGAATCATTAACTGGAGTTGGAGCAGGAACTACTCATATTCCCGGAGAACAGATTGGGCAATTTTCAATTTATGAAGATGAAATAGGTGAAAATTATATTCAGTTTATTCCAACAAATCCATATGATTATGATTATGATATTAAATTAATTCGTAGCAAATTTAATTCATCTACTGCAGGGATTGGAACTACATCTATAGGATTTGTAAATTTGAGTGGCGTAGTAACAACTTCACAATCCGGAATAACAACTACAATCATTTCTATCCCATCATATAATTTTGAATCTTTATATGCAAATGTTAAAATAGTTGACAATTTAACTAATCAAATGAATTTTGTCAATGTTTATCTAAACTATGATGGTACAAATACTTACATTTCAGAATATTATTTTGACTCAGAATCTTCGACAAATAATTATTCTGGCAATTTGATTGGAACTTTTGGATCCAATATTTCACCTGGTGGAATATTGTCATTAAACTATACTAATAATTCAACAAATACTGTAAATATTAGTTCAAAAATTGTTGGATTTGGATCGACATCAGTTGGAGTAGGGACATATAGATTCAAATTACCTGGAGAAATAGATGGTTATGAGCAGACTGCAATGTATGAATCTAAGTATCTAAAAAATGTTTCTTCAGCATCTACAACTTTAACAACTTTAAATAAATTTGATTTTAATGCAATTAAATCTTTTGTTAAAGTAAGCATGGGATCGACTAGTTCTTTACATAAGATTTTATTAGTTCATGACCAAACAAATTTCTATATTCAACAATCTACATTTCTTTCAGTTGAAGGAGCATTAGGAATAGGAACATTGGGAATAGGAACATTTGGAGCAGAATATTCTGGTAACAATTTCCAATTTAAATTTTATAAAGATCCAAATATAAATTCAAATATTAATATTCTTTCATTTAATCAATGCATATACACTGCTACAAATACTGAAAATATTCCACCAAATCTTTCTTATGGAAAAGTTGATGAATCTTTTGAAATTGTTTCTTATAATGCAATTAATGGTGATAGAATTTCAAGATTGGATTTTGATTTAAAAACAAATGAAATACCAATATTTGCAAAAACTTTTAATCCTACTGATATAACAGTTTTAAATCCTTCTACTGGTAGATTTACAATTCCAAATCACTTCTTTAGTAATGCTGAGAGATTGATTTATACTCCCAAATCTACATTTATTGGAATTGGTGAAAGTGCTGTAGGAATAGGACATACGTTAAATTCTTCTGGAATTGTTACTGATAGGTTGCCATCAGAAGTGTATGTGATCAAAATTTCTGATAATACGTTTAAATTATCAACTAGAAAAGATTATGCATTATTGGGAATAGGTGTAACGTTTACTTCTTATGGACTGGGAAATGCTCACCAACTTGAAATGTATCACAAAAATGATAAATCATTAATTACTGTAGATAATATTGCACAATATCCACTATCATATACACCAATAAATTATAGACTTACCAACAATGGTGGACAAATTAATGCTACTTCAACTATATTTTCTCTAAGTGGTATTTCTTCAATAGTACCAAAAGATATACTTAGAGTTGATAATGAGTATATGAAAGTCATCTCTGTTGGACTTGGTACTACAAGTGTCGGCCCTATTACTAATTCAGGATCTTTCTCATTAGTTGAAGTTTCTAGAGGTTTTGTTGGTTCATCTGCAACTAATCATGCTGATACTACAGGAATTGGAACAATTTATAGAGGATCTTTTAATATTGTTGGAAGTAAAATTTTCTTTGTAGAAGCACCAAGAGGAAATCCACAATTAAGAATAGGTAGAAGCAATTTATTATATGAAACTTCAGATTTTTCTGGAAGAGTATTTTTAAGAAATGATTATAGTACAAATCAAATTTATGATGATATATCTTATAAATTTACAGGAATAGGAAGAACTTTTACATTAACCAATCAAGGAATTAGTACTGTAGGATTGGGAACTATCGGAGGAAATGGAATTCTCTTTATAAATGGAATTTTCCAAACTCCAACAACAGATAATAATCCAGAAAATAATTTTATAATTATTGGAAATGACAATTCTGGAATATCAAGTGTTGTATTTTCTGGCATCCAAAATCCAGCTAATGGACAATTTATTACTTCTGAATTGGATGTAAATCAAAATCAAACACCAAGAGGAGGAATAATTGTTTCTCTTGGATCAACACTTGGATTAGGGTATGCACCTCTTGTTGGGGTGTCAGTTACTGCCGTAGTTGGCGCAGGAGGTAGTATTGTATCAGTTGGTCTAGGAACTACCGATAATCTTGGTTCTGGATATAATGGAATTGTTTCTATAGGTGTAAGTGTATATCAAAGTGGACATACTGGAACAGCAGCGTCTATAAGAGCGTCTGTTGGCGCAGGAGGAACATTATCTTTTACAATTATTGGCGATGGTGGAACAGGATACACAAATCCAAAAATATTAGTTTCTCCACCATCTTATGAGAATTTGGAAGTTATTGGAATTTCCAGATTGGGGATTGGATCAACAACAGACACAGGAATTGGATTATTATTAACAGTTGATGTTGATGCTGGTATTACCTCTTCTACTGGAATAGGATCTACTTATTTTGGTGTATCCTCATTTAAAATTGCTAGACAAGGATATTCATTTAATCGTGGAGATGTGTTTAAACCTGTTGGATTAGTTACTGATAGAAGATTATTGTCTCCAATATCAGAATTTCAACTGACAGTTATTGATACATTTTCAGATTCCTTTGCATCTTGGCAATTTGGTGAACTTGATTATATAGATTCAGTAAAAAATTATCAAGATGGAGTAAGAACCAGATTTCCATTATATTATAATTCACAACTACTTAGTTTTGAAACATTACCAGATTCTACTATAGATTTAAATAACTTATTGTTTATTGTTATTAATGGAGTTATTCAAGAACCTGGAGTTTCATATCAATTCGTTGGAGGAACATCTTTTGTATTTACTTCTGCACCAAAACCAGAAGATAAAATTGCAATATTCTTTTATAGAGGAACTAAGGGTTCTGATAGTAAACTTAATTTAGACGTGCCAGAAACTATAAAAAAAGGTGATACTATTCAAATATTAAAAAGAAATGATATAAGAGAAACAGTATCTCAAAATAAAAGAATAGTATTTGATTTAACATACTCTGATAAATTTGAAACTAATTCATATTCTGATCAAGGTGTGGATACTGTAAATTATAAACCAATGAGTTGGATCAAACAAAAAAAAGATAGTTTTATTAACGGTGAAATAGTTTATAAATCTAGAGATTCCATTGAATCATTAGTATACCCAACTGCCAAAATAATTAAAGATTTTTCTATTACTGATAATGAGATTTTTGTTGACAATGCACAATTCTTTAATTATGAGAATGACAATACTCCACAATTTAATGCTATAATTATTGATCCCAATTCTGTAAATACTGTTGGATTAACTACTAATTTCAAAAAAGAAGTTATAACTAATATCTCTGTTGTTCAAGGTTCTTCGGGGATCATTACTGGCATAACTACAACATCTGGAATAGGAGTTCCTTTGGCACTTAAATTTTATTTAAAGTGCCCTGTTGGAGTAGCGATGAGTGTCCCAACTGGTTATCCAATTTATATTTTTAATACAAATATTGGAATGGGAGTTACTTCAATTTATACTTCAGATTCTTCAGTTGTTGGAATTGCAAATACCTTCTTAGATAACATTTATAATATTAGTGCATCTTATGTATCACAAAATATTGGAATCATTACTTGCAATATATTATCCACAACTTCTACAATAGGTCTTACAACTTTTGAATCTATGGTCGGAAATTTCTCTTGGGGAAGAATGAGTGGATTTACTAGATCTAGTTCGCCAATTTCAATAGGTGTTTCTGGAAACATAATTGATGTTGGTGCTGGATTAACAACTCTTTCAACAATTCAAAGAAGAAGCACTGGGGAGCAAGGTATTGGTATACGAGGCACTGGATCATTACCTAAAAAAATATCCTAATGATGGATTATAAATATAGAAAAAACTAGTAATATGTCTGCAGTCGTAACAGATCAATTTAGAATTATAAATGCAAGTAATTTTGTGGATTCTGTAACAGATTCTGCAAATGCATATTATGTATTTCTTGGATTGACTAATCCTACGCAAGTTGGATTTGGGAGGACTGATGATTGGAATACTGATCCATTGTCACCTGTTGATAATTTAGACTACCTATCTCATTATCGTGATACCTCAATTTTTGGCAAAAGAATTACAAGTTCAAATATTAGAAGAATTATAAGAAAAATTGAATGGACTGCTAATACAAAATATGAAATGTATAGGCACGATTATAGTATTTCAAATCGAAGTCCATTAACTGATTCTAGTAGACTTTATGATGCGAATTATTATGTCATTAATAGTGACTATAGAGTTTACATTTGTATTGATAACGGATCTTCTGGTATAAATCCGTCCATTAATGGATCTTTAGATCAACCAAAATTTACAGATGCAGAACCATCCCCAGCTGGAGAAAGTGGAGATGGTTATGTTTGGAAATATCTTTTTACCATTTCACCATCAGATGTAATTAAATTTGATTCTACAGAGTATATTGTTGTTCCTAATGATTGGAATTCGGATTTACTTGATGATGCGGAAATACTTCGTATTAAAGAAAATGGAGATTCTTCTGCTAATAATAATCAAATTAAAAAAGTTTATATTGAAAATGGTGGAAGTGGATACAGTACTGGAACTTGTAATATTCTTGGAGATGGTAGTGGTGGCAGGGTTTTAGTTGAAACACAAGATGGAGTAATAGTTTCAACTAGTGTCGTTACTGGAGGCAGCGGATATACTTATGGTATAGTTGATTTAGGACCAATTCAACCTTCAACTATTGATAATCCAGCAAAACTTATACCTATTATTCCACCCTCTAAGGGACATGGATATGATCTTTATACCGAATTAGGTACTGATAAAGTCTTAATTTATGCGAGATTTGACGATTCTACAAAGGATTTTCCAACAGACACTAGTTTTTCACAAATTGGTATTTTGAAAAATCCAATTACATATGGTACTAATGATATTTTTAAAGATAATCAATATTCATCATTGTATTCAATAAAATTATCTTCTAGTTCTAACACTCCTACTATTGGACAAGAAATTACACAAACAGTTAGTGGAGGAACTGCGAGGGGATACGTTGCTTCTTATGATAGTGAAACTAAAGTTTTAAAGTATTATCGAGATAGATCATTGTTTTTTGGATCTACTGGAAATAGTGATCAGACCGACTATGATTCTGTAAGTGATGATTCTAAAGTTTTACCATTTAGTTCATCTGGGGGATCAATTGGACCCTTTTCTGGATCTATTGATACATCTTTTGGAAATCCTACTCCCACAAATAAAGTTACTGTAGGAAGTAAAGTAATAGACCTAGGTGTTACTTTTACTCAAGGACTGGCAAATCCAGAGATAAATAAATCATCGGGCGATATTATTTACATTGATAATCGACCTCTAGTTTCTAGAAGTTCACGACAAAAAGAAGACATTAAAATTATCCTGGAATTTTAAAGAAAAATGGCACAAAAAACAAATTTAAATGTTAGTCCATATTATGATGATTTTAATTCTGAGAAGAATTATTATAAAGTCTTATTTAATCCAGGGCGACCAGTTCAAGCTAGAGAACTAACAACTTTTCAATCGATTCTTCAAAATCAAATAGAATCTTTTGGTAGTCATATGTTCAAAGAGGGATCCATGGTGATCCCAGGTAATGTGGGATATGATGGACAATACTATTCAGTAAAACTTAATCCCACCAATTTTGGCATTGATGTTTCAGTATATATTAATTATTTTGTAGGTAAAAAAATAACAGGACAATCTTCGGGTACAACTGCAATTATTCAATATGTTGCATTACCTGATGGAAATAATGTGACAGATTTAACAATATATGTAAAATACTTAGATTCTGATAATAATTTCAAATTTAATCCATTTGAAGACGGGGAATCTTTATCTGCAAATGAAACTATAGTATATGGAAATACTACTATTAATTCAGGAACTCCTTTTGCATCATTGATATCATCAAATGCAACTTCTATAGGATCTGCAGTTTCTATTGCCAAGGGTGTATATTTTATTAGAGGGTATTTTGCTAATGTAGAAGCAGACACATTGATTCTTGATCATTACACAAATACTCCATCTTATAGAGTTGGTTTGAAAGTTGATGAATTAATTATAACCTCTAAAGATGATAAAACACTATATGATAATGCAAAAGGGTTCACTAACTATGCAGCTCCTGGCGCAGATAGATTTAAAATTAATTTGAGTCTAACAAAAAAACTTTTAACAGATACAAATGATACAGATTTTATTGAATTATTAAGAGTTCAAGATGGAAAGATTAAAAAAATTGAAACACAAACTCAATATTCTTTAATCAAAGATTATTTTGCACAAAGAACTTATGATGAATCTGGAGACTATTCAGTAAATCCATTCATTCCTTCAGTACATAATTCATTGAATGATAGACTTGGTAATAATGGAATATTTTTTAGTAACGAAAAAACTGATCAAGGAAATACGCCATCAGATGATTTGATGTGTGTAAAAATATCTCCAGGAAAATGTTACGTTAAGGGATATGATGTAACTACAACTGGAACAACAATTCTTGATGTTGATAAACCTAGAGATAAAGAAACTATATCTGCAGCAAATGTTCCATTTGAGATGGGAAATCTCTTAAGGGTTAATAATGTCTCCGGAACCCCAAAATTTAATAAAACAATAGCACTTTATGATCAAAGAAAAAATTCAACTTCATCTCCAAATGGAACAAAAATTGGAGATGCTAGAGTATATACATTTAATTTAACGGATGCTGCATATTCTAATGCATCCACAAAATGGGATTTATACTTATATGATATTCAAACATATACTAAAATAACATTAAATTCTTCAGTATCTTCATCAGAATTAAAGAAAACTTCATTTATTAAAGGAAAAAGTAGCGGTGCAAGTGGATATGCTACTGTTGATGGGAGTGGATCTGCAGTAATGTATTTACGCCAAACTTCAGGATCATTTTCTGTTGGAGAACAAATTCAACTTGATGGAGTAGATTTTCCAAGAACAATAAAATCAGTTCAAACATACTCTACAGATGACATTAAATCGGTCTATCAATCGACTTCTACATCTGGATATGCAATAGCATTTCTTGCAGATTCTTATCTCGAAAAATTTACTTTGCCAAATGGGGTAACCTCAGTAAATATTGATGGAAGCACTGGAACTACTACTTCTAATGGATCAGTTTTTACTGGAATAAAAATAGGAAGTATTATTAGATATCAAGAACCCGGAACAACTGTAGAAACTTTTAATAGAGTAACTGGTGTCTCTGCTGATGGGCTTTCAATTACACTTGCAACAGTTACTAGCGTTTCAAATGTATGTGAAGGAAGTCTCCCATCTACTGGATTATATAATGTTTCAATTGGAATGCCAACTATAAGAAATAATACTGCAGGATTTTTATATACGCCGTTGCCCAATAAAAATATTGCATCTGTAAATTTATCAGGATCAAATCTTTCCATTTCTGCACAAGTAACTGTATCTGTAGCATTTGGTGAGGCAGAAATCTCTATTTCAGATTTTGGACTGACTAATTCATTTTTGCAAGCATTTGATGAGGAAAGATATTCACTTCATTATGATACTGGAGCAACAGAACCATTGACATCTGATAAATTTGTATTATCAGAAGATTTAACTACTGCAACTTTAACTAATTTATCTTTAAGTGGGGATGTTGTAGTTAATGCATCATTGATTAAAAATGGAATTACCAGTAAGAAAAAAGAATATAGTAGAAGTCGTACAATTAATATAACATTATCAAAATATTCACAATCTGGAAGTAATGCTAGTTCATCAATTAATGATGGATTGACCTATAATAGGTTTTATGGTTTGAGAGTTCAGGATGAAGAAATTTGCCTAAATTATCCTGATGTTGCAAAAATTATTGCAATTTATGAATCCTTTGATACTAGTGCTCCTGTATTAGATCAAATTGAATTTAGTGCTAGTGCAAATGTAATTACAAATGCGATAATTGGTGAAAATATCCTAGGAAATTCAAGTAAAGCAGTAGCAAGAGTCGTTACAAAACCATCTGCAAATACTTTAGGAATTGTATATTTAAATGAAAATACATTCTCTGCTGGAGAATCAGTAACATTTGAAGAATCGAATATTACTACAGATATTGTTTCAATAACTGAAGGAAAATATAAAAATTTAACATCTTCATATAAATTAGATAAAGGACAAAAAGAACAATATTATGATTATTCTAGAATTGTTAGGAACGATAATAATGTAGAACCTTCCAAACAATTGCTAATAGTATTTGATCATTATACTGTACCCGCAAGTGACTCTGGAGATGTTTTCACGGTACTAAGTTATGATGAACAAAGATTTTTAAGTGACATACCTTCCATTGGATCTAAAGGAGTTAGATGCTCAGATACTTTAGATTTTAGACCAAGAGTTCCAGTATTTTCTTCAACAACTGAATCACCATTTGATTTTGAATCTAGAATTTTTACAAATGATCCTAAAATTATTTTATCTCCAAATGAAAGTTCTTTAATTGGATATGAATATTACTTACCAAGAATTGATAAGTTATATGTTAATAAATTTGGAGTTTTATTACTTCAAAAAGGTGTTCCTGCAAAATCACCAAAACCCCCAACTAAAAATGATGATGTAATGGAAATTGCAACCATTACTTTACCAGCATATCTTTACAATCCTTCGGATGCAAAAATAACTGCTGTTGACAATAGAAGATATACTATGAGAGATATTGGATTAATAGAAAATAGAGTAGAAAATTTAGAAAGAGTCACTTCTTTATCATTACTTGAGGCATCAACGGCATCACTTCAAATTCAAGATGCTGAAGGAAAGGATAGATTCAAATCTGGATTCTTTGTGGATGATTTTAAAAATTATAGTTTGATCAATATGGATGTGTCCAAAATTCAAATTTCACAATCTAGATCATCTATTGGTGGAAATGAATTAAGACCTATTGTAAGTAGAAATACCCTTAAAAGTCAGTTAGCACCTGCAAAAAATTTAATTGATGAGGAATTAGATCTATCAACTAATTTTGAATTATTAGATTCAAATGTACAAAAAACTGGAAAAGTTGTAACCTTAAAATATAATTCTATTGGATGGATAGAGCAACCTTTTGCAACTACTCAAGAAAATGTAAACCCTTTCCATATTTTAGAATATATTGGAAATATAAAACTTACTCCTGAAGAAGATCGTTGGGTTAGAACTGTACAATTGGCAGATAGACAGGTTTCAGCATCAGTAAATCTCAAATTAGATCTTGGTATAGTTAATATAAATGATGTTAATAGGACTGGAGAATCTACCGGTAGTGGAAGTGCAGTAAGATATGAAACTGAAATATTTGATCGTAGTAACGTAGTAACAACTAGTTCTTCCAATACAAATCAATCCACGACACGAGCATTTTTAGGATCTTCTATAGATCAATATATGAGATCTAGAAATACTGAATTCTCGGTATCTTCCTTAAAAGCAAAAACACAATTTTATCATTTTCTTGATGGAAATAGTTCTGTTGATTTTATACCAAAACTTATAGAAATTGCAAATGATACTACATTACAAAATTATGGATCATCAAAACAATTTGAAGTAGGTGAAACTGTTATTGGAACTTATGGTGGACAAGATTTAATTACTTTTAGAGTTGCTTCAGGAGATCATAAATATGGACAATTCAATTCTCCATCTAAAACATATCAAATAAATCCATATTTTCCAGATGAAAAATTATCTTCTACATATAGTTCTTCTTCAAAAGTTTTAAATGTTGATACTTACTCTTTATGTGAAGAAGCACAAGGAAAATATCGTGGATATTTAGTAAAGGGTATGAGACTAGTTGGACAAACTAGTGGAGCAGTTGCTTATGTCAAAGATCTCAGATTAATTACTGATAATTATGGAGATTTAATCGGAACATTTTTCTTAAAAGATCCAAATACAGATCCTGCACCTACAGTAAGAATTAATACTGGTAAGAAGACATTCAAATTAAATTCAAGTGCCACTAATGAAGCACCACTTCCAGGAAATAAAGATCTTTCTAGTGCGGAAGTACTTTATACTTCAGAAGGAACAGTCGAAACCTTTGAAAATGTAGTTACTACTACAATAACTACCGTTGAAACGACACAAACTCAAACATGGAAAGAACGTGTAACTCACGCTAGATATTATGATCCTCTAGCACAGACTTTTGCTGTCGGTGGCAGAATTGAGGCACCTTCTGCTATTAATACAAATGATGATTCAAATGGTGCATTCGTAACTGCAGTTGATTTGTATTTTGCCACAAAAGATGAGGGAAATAATGTAGTAAGAGTAGAAATAAGGACTGTAGAATTTGGAACTCCAACGAGAACTGTTCTTGGAACTCCTGCTACATTAAGACCCGAAGATATTTCTATTTCTAACAATGCGGAAGTTGCAACTCATGTAGTATTTCCAGAACCAATTTACTTAGCCCCAGGAAGACAATATGCAGTAGTAATTATTGCCGATACAAGTGACAAGTATTACTTATGGACTGCAGTGATGAAAGAGAAGACAGTTAATACAGCATCATTACCAGATGCTGATCAAGTGAAATATACTAAACAATTTGCCCTCGGAAGATTATATAAATCTCAAAATGGTGCAGAATGGACTCCAAGTGATGATCAAGACTTAAAATTTAAACTTTATAAAGCAGAATTTACGTCAAACACTGGAACAACATTTTTCTATAATCCAACACTAGATGAGAGTAATGGGTATGTCCAAAAACTCAATAATAATCCGTTAACAACATTACCAAAAACTGCTTCTATTGGCATCACAACTTCATATATTCTTTCTGATATATTAACACCAGGAAGAAAAATTGGAGAAGATACAATTACATATAGATATGGAACTATTGTTGGTACTGGTAGTTCAGTTTCTTCTGTAGGACTTACTACTGGTGGAAAAAATTATGTTAATGATAGTAATGTAAGTACATTTAATATTACTGGAAAAGGATCTGGTCTAACTTTAAATATTTCAGCGACTAATGGGGTAGTTAACGAAGCAATAACTATTGTATCTACAGGACATGGATATGCAATTGGAGATGTAGTTGGCATTGTTACATCAACTGTAGGTACAGGAAGTGGATCTGGTGCAGGTGCAGTAATTACTATTACTGGAAATAGTAACAGTATTGATACTTTATATCTTACTGGAGTTCAAGCACTAGATTTTACTAATAATGGAAGTGCGAGATTGGTATATTATGACAACTCCGGAAATAGGATTTCTCTTGCTAATACTTATATAACTAGTTCTTCAGTAACTCCTCAAATAAGTCCAACAAATACAAATTCGGGCAATTTCTTAAAGGTTGATCATTTTGATCATGGGATGTATTCAAATACAAATCAACTAATTGTGAAAAATGTTCAATCTAGTACTTCTCCAGTTGTATTAACTTCTGAGTTACTTGCAGAAAATATAACTTCAATTAGTATCGGTGCTGGAGACACTACAAATTTTGCAACCTTTGAAGGAATTCCAGTAACTCCAACTAATCCAGGATATGTAAAAGTTAATAATGAAATTATTGGATACAGTAATGTTAGTGCTAGTGGAGTTTTGACGATAATTTCTGGTGGAAGAGGAATTGATTCAACAATTGTTTCTACCCATTCAATTAATAGTTTAATGTATAAGTATGAATTAAATGGAATTTCTTTGAGAAGAATTAATAAAACACATGATATTAGTGACTTAAATATCGGATTAGATGGTTATTATCTGGAAATTGATACTTCAGCAAATGGAAACTATGGTATAGATCGAAGTGCTGATGCATCTGGTCGTCCTCAACTTTCATTTACAAGTCAACAAACTGTTGGCGGTTCTGAAGTTTTAGTAACAGAAAATATTCAATTCAATGCACTAGTACCAACTTATGATATTTTAACTCCAGGATCCACAACTTTTGTAAATGCAAATATTAGAACTGTAAGTGGTACTAGTGTAGGTGGAGATGAAACTTCATTCTTAGATGAAGGATTTGAACCTGTACAATTGGGTCAATTAAACAGTTTAAATTCTACAAGAATTGTATGCTCTAAAATAAATGAATCCGTAAAACTGACTAATTTACCTAGAAATAAATCTTTTACCACTGGAATAACATTTTCTTCAGAAGATAAAAATTTATCTCCAGTATTATTCACCGACATTGCATTCACTGAATTTTATAGCAATAGAATTGATAAACCAATTTATGATTATGCATCAGATGGGAGAGTTAATTCTATACTTTATGATCCACATGCTTCGGCATATGTTTCACAAACAATTTCATTGAGCAATCCAGCAAAATGTCTGAAAGTTATTTTATCTGCATATTGTCACGAATCTTCGGATTTTAGAGTTCTTTATAGTTTAGATAGAGCAGATTCTAGTGAAATTTCACAATCATTTGAACTTTTTCCAGGATATGATAATCTAAAATATAATGATAATGATGGATATCTTGTTTTGGATCAATCTAGAAATAGTGGAAGACCAGATGTTAAAGTTCCTTCTAGTTTAAATGGAGAATTTAGGGAATATGAATTCACAGCAGATAATCTAGATTTATTCGTTGGATATCGAATTAAAATTGTAATGTCAGGAACAAATCAAGCATATGTTCCAATTATTAAACAACTTAGAACATTAGCAGTAAGATGATAAAAGTTGAAGGATATCCCAATTTATATCGGGATGAACAAACTGGTGCTATTATCAATCATGACACAATAGCATATAATAACTATGTAAATTCTCTTCATAAAAGAGATTCTCAAAAAAGAGAAATTGATAACATAAAAAATGAAATAAGTGAGATAAAATCTTTATTGAAACAATTACTTGAGAAAAATGGATCCCTCTAAAATAGAACTTACTTCAATATCAAAACTTTTTGAATATGAAAAAATTTCAAGAGAAATAGAAAATTGTGAAGATGTTGAAATATTGAAAAATATTTCCAAATCTTATGTAAAACTTTATTTTGCTCAACAAGAATGTTTATCTCAGTTGAATATCAATACATAATATAAATAAAAAGAGATCTGGTTCTTATAAATGGCTGCAGTATATGTTAGTAATTTAGTCATTAATGCTGGAGCAGATTTTAGCCAAGTTTTTACATTAGAAAGCACGGCCACAAACTCAGTATTAAATTTATCTACTTATACTATTACTTCGCAGATGAGAAAGCATTCTGCTAGTTCTACTGCAATTAATTTTACATCATCAATAGTAAATGCATCTGAGGGAACTATAAGAATTGGATTGACTAGTACGACTACAAAAGTTATAAAACCTGGAAGATATATTTACGATATTAATGCATATAATTCTACCGACAACACTACAACCAGAGTTATTGAAGGAATGGTTTTAGTGAGAGAAGGGGTAACTAAATAATGTCTAATATAAGGGTAAGAGTTGGTCAACCAGATTTACATGTAAATGTTGGCCAACAGGATGCTATAAAAGTATTAGCATCAAATACTGCCGTTGTAGGTGGAATTGCTTCTCTCGCTGTTCAAGCTGGATTTGCAAATACCTCAGCATATGCATATTATGCAGATGTATCTGGATTATCGGGAATTTCTACATCTGTAATTGGTGGTATTGCATCAGTTACTCATCTCAATGTAAGTGGTATGACAACTTTTGTTGGAGTAACTACATTTCTTGGTGATGCGTATTTTAGTGGCAATATTACTGGAAATTTAACATCAATAGATGGAGGTAGATTCTGATGGCAAAACCAGCATCGAGACAGGAGTTAATAGATTATTGTCTAAGACGCCTAGGTGCTCCTGTATTGGAGATTAACGTCGATGATGATCAAGTAGATGATTTAGTTGATGATGCCCTTCAGTACTTCCATGAGAGGCATTTTGATGGTGTCGAAAGAATGTATTTGAAATACAAAATAACACAAGAAGATTTGAATAGAGGTCAAGGTAAGGGAACAAATGGAGTAGGAATTGTAACGACTACAGGGTCTGCAAACATTAGTGGAATTGGAAATACAACTTTTAATTTTTATGAAACTTCAAATTTTATTCAAATTCCAGATTCTGTAATCGGAATTGAAAAAGTCTATAAATTTGATACTAGTGATATTTCTGGAGGAATGTTTAGTATTAAATATCAATTATTTTTAAATGACCTTTACTACTTCAATTCTGTTGAACTTCTCCAATATGCAATGGTTAAGTCATATTTGGAGGACATTGATTTTCTGTTAAAAACTGATAAACAGATAAGATTTAATAAAAGACAAAATAGAATGTATTTGGATATTGATTGGGGAGCACAAAAGGCAGGTACATTTTTTGTGATTGATTGTTATAGAATATTAAATCCAAATGATTTTACTAAAGTTTATAATGATAGTTTTCTCAAAAGATATCTTACAGCATTGATTAAGAGACAATGGGGACAAAATTTGATTAAATTTAGAGGAGTAAAACTTCCTGGTGGAATTGAATTAAATGGTAGAGAAATGTATGATGATGCAGAAAGAGAAATAGAAGCAATAAGAGAAAGAATGTCAATGGATTATGAATTACCACCTTACGATTTTATCGGATAATGGCACTTAATCCCTTTTTCTTACAAGGATCTCCAGGAGAACAAAGACTCGTTCAGGAATTAATTAACGAGCAACTAAAGATTTATGGTGTGGAAGTTTTATATATTCCTAGGAAATTTGTAAGGCAAGAAACTATTATAAGAGAAGTTACTGCATCAAGATTTGATGATAATTTTGCCATCGAAGCATATGTAAGTAACTATGATGGGTATGCTGGGTCTGGTGATATTTTGACTAAATTTGGAATGAATTTAAAAGATGAATTAACAATTATTATATCAAGAGAAAGATTTGAGGATTTTATAGCACCATTTTTAGATAGTATGGATAATGATGAAATCATCCTATCTACAAGACCAAGAGAAGGAGATATTATTTATTTTCCATTGGGAAAACGATTATTTGAAGTTAAATTTGTAGAACATGAGCAACCATTCTATCAACTAGGAAAAACTTATGTTTATGAGTTAAGATGTGAACTCTTTGAATATGAAGATGAAATTGGTGGATTTAGTGATGTAAATTCTGTCGTGGAAGAGATAGATGGAACTTTACAAAATCAAGGTTATATAACATCTCTTCAATTATTTACAAGCAATCAAACAGCTACTGCAGATTCAGTTGGAGTTTCATCTGGATATGTTAGAAGGGTCATTTTAAATAATGATGGACATGGATATACACAAACTCCAAACATTTCATTTACATCCGCACCTGTAGGGGGGCAAACTGCTTCTGCAATTGCAATTACAACTTGTAAAGGTGGGGTTTGTTCCATTAAAGAAATACTATTAACTGCTGCTGGATCTGGATACACTGTAGCACCATCAATCACAATTAGTGGTATTGGATCTGGGGCGGAAGCAATATGTGAATTGGTTACTCAATCTAGTGGGTTAAATGTTGTTGGAATTGCAACTTATGGTTCTGGGTATGCAAATGCTCCAATTGTAACTGTTAGTTCTCCAAGTCCAGGAATTGGAATTGTAACATCTAAAGTTAGAGCATTTATTACAAATGATGGACAAATGGACTTTCTTGCTATTGAAGATGCTGGAAAAGGATATGAATTTCCACCGACTATTACTATAGCACCACCACCATTGGTAACTGGAATTGGTACGTATTCATTTAATGAAATTGTCACTGGATCTATTTCTGGCACTACTGCAAGAGTCAAATCTTGGTATAAAGATTCAACTACTTTAGAAGTTGGCGTTATTGATGGACAATTTATTCCAGGAGAAGCAATTGTTGGATCGGCATCATCAGCACGTTATACACTTAAAAATACTTCCAAAAGTGAATCTGTAGATAAATATGAACAAAATGATGAAATTGAAAGTGAGGCAGATCTCATTGTAGATTTCTCAGAATCAAATCCATTTGGTAACTATTAATGCTAGGAACTTACTATTATCATCACATTATACGAAAGACAATTATTGCTTTCGGTACGGTTTTTAACCAAATTTATATTAAGCACCAAGATGCTAATGATGAAATTTATAGTGAACTGAGAGTACCATTGGCATATGGTCCAACACAAAAATTTCTTGCTCGTTTAACGCAGCAAGCAGATTTAAACAAACCTGTTCAGATCACTTTACCAAGAATGTCATTTGAAATGACCTCTATTAGATATGATCCAGCAAGGAAAGCAAGTGTTACCCAATCTTTTAAGGCATCTGATGGGCAAAATTTAAAAAAAGTTTATATGCCTGTCCCATATAACATTGGATTTGAATTAAGCATTATGTGCAAATTAAATGATGATGCTTTACAAATTATAGAACAAATTTTACCATATTTTCAACCAGCATTTACTTTAACTGTAGATCTTGTAGATTCAATCGGAGAAAAAAGAGATATTCCTTTAAATTTAGATGATATAACCTTTAAAGATGACTATGAAGGAGATTTTTCTACTAGAAGGTCATTAATTTATACATTAAAATTTACTGCAAAAACTTATCTCTTTGGTCCTATTTCTGATACTACAGATGGACTTATTCGTAAGGTACAAGTTGATACATATACTAGTACAGATACGGTAAATTCAAAAAGAGAAATGAGATATACTGTTGTTCCAGAACCTATTGATGCAGGTCCAGATGATGATTTTGGATTTAATGAAAATTGGGAGTTCTTTAACGATTCCAAGTCTTATAGTCCAAATCAGCAAACAGATATTTAATGGTTAATTAATATGGTAAATGATTTTGAATCCATTGATAAAGCACTGAATACTGAAAGTAGTATCATTGAAGTTGATGCAAAGACATCGGATGTTGAATTAATAAAAACAACTCCCGATGACATTCAAAAAGATTATGAATATAGTAGGGCACAATTATATTCACTTATTGAAAAAGGTCAAGAAACTTTGAATGGTATTATGGAACTGGCAGCAGAAACTGCTAGTCCAAGAGCATATGAGGTTGCTGGTCAAATTTTAAAAAGTGTTGGTGATACTGCAGATAAATTAATTGATCTTCAAAAGAAAATGAGGGGAATTGAAGATGATAATGCTAAAACTACTAATAATGTGACCAATAATGCAGTGTTTGTTGGATCTACATCAGAATTGCAAAAATTACTGAAACAAGGTTTTCTAAATAATAAAGAGAAACCTTAAATACATAAATGCGACTGAAATCCCATAAAACAGTTGAACAAATTGCCAAAAAGCATCGTCTTGATGTTTCTTTTGTGAAGCATCAACTTGAAATGGGAATTCCAATTGAACATGAGCATACCCGCGATAAAGTTTTAGCAACTGATATTGCTCTTCAACATTTGGACGAAATTCCAGATTATTATACTCGTTTGAAAAAAATGGAGGCGTCTGCTAAAAAAGAACATAAAAAGTTCAAAGATGTGAAAGAAGATGCAGTGACTGATCTTCAAAGAGGTATTGCAGAATTACCTGACGCCTCTTATGGATCTATTGATAATTTGATGAGACGCATTATGAAGAAAAGAAAAATGAGTGCTAAAAAACTTCATAATGATTTTGTTGATAAGCATCATCAAACTCCAGATACTTGGGCAAAAAGAAACATGAAAGAAGATCTTCGACTTTGGTTTGGAAAAAATGATGAAGGTGGCGTTGGTGGTGGTGGATGGGATAGATATAACAGTAAAGGAGAGAGAATTGGCAAATGTGCGAAGGAAAATCCAAACGAACCGAAACCGAAGTGCCTAAGCAAAGAGAAAGCATCCCAATTACGTTCTCAAGGGGGTGCAAAGGCGATTGCAAATGCCGTGACAAGAAAGAGGAAACAAGATCCAATATCGGATAGATCAGGTAAAGGAGGAAAACCGATCATGGTATCTAACAAAATTAAAGAAGAATATATTCAAGAAAAAAATGTACCGACAAATCCTTCACTTTGGTCTCGCATGAAGTCAAGAGCAAAATCAAAATTTGATGTTTATCCAAGTGCTTATGCAAACGGTTGGGCAGCAAAAGAATATAAAAAGGCAGGTGGTGGTTGGAAAACTATTAATGAAAGTAATCTCACTCAAGAAGCAGCAAATGCAGCACAGCAAGCAGCGATTGCAATTAATATGAAGAAAAAAGGAATCAAACCAAAATCAGAAATGAAAGAAGATTGTTGGGATGGTTATGAGCAAAAGGGTATGAAAAAGAAAGGTAAGAAAATGGTTCCAAATTGTGTACCAGTAAAAGAGGAATATGGTATGAGATATTGTCCAAAATGTGCAAAAGAAGAAACTCGCAATGAATGTAAATATGGACCAAGGTATTGGGATATGTTCTCAATGCCAATTAATTTAAAGACGTATACACCAAATACTCCACATCCTGGCAATTTTCCAGAATCATATGATCATGAGCACTCAATGGCTCGTTCAGAAATTTCCACAATTGTTTCTGCAGCAAAAAGACTTCGTAAAAAAATGAAAGGTGAGGGTAACATTGAGGCATGGGTTCAATCAAAAATTACTAAAGCAGCAGATTATCTTGACGCTGCTGCAGATTATGTTGATAGTGGTGAGATGAAAGAACAGGTTGCAGATACTGATTCAATGTCAGATAAAAAACCCTTTGATATTGCTGTTGAAAAAATTATGAAAAGAAAGGATAAAATGACTCCTAGACAAAGAATTGTTGCTTTGAAACAAGCAGGAAAACTTCAAGGAATTGATGAACAGCAAGTTGGTGGGTCTGTAAAATTAAAATCTGGGTCTGGTCTTGGAGGAGGAGTTCTTTCATATCCAGAAGGTAGAGCACCTAAAAAGCACGGAGATAAAGAACCAAAACTTCCCAGTCTTCAGCAAGCACATTATGAACCAGAAAATGATCTAGTTGAATATTCAAACTGGAGATCAGATTTTGGATTATCTGAAGATTGGCAAAAAGTCAATCGTAAAGATAAAACTGATGGATTAAGTCAAAAAGCAGTGAATGCTTATCGTCGTGAAAATCCTGGTTCAAAACTTCAAACGGCAGTAACTGAAAAAAATCCAACAGGTAAAAGGGCAGGGCGCCGTAAAAATTTTTGTAGTCGTATGTCTGGGATGAAGGATAAACTCACTTCTGCAAAAACTGCAAGAGACCCAGATTCAAGAATTAACAAAGCACTTCGTCGTTGGAACTGTAACTAAAATGAAATCTTTTCAACAGTTTATTTCAGAAAGCATCAATATTGCTGGTGATTTCAACGGAAATCTTTATATGAATGCATCGCAACCAGAAACTACTAAAGAGTCTTTTCTTGCTGATGTAGTTTGGCAGGGAAGACTTTATCGTATGGAAGTTGAAGGTAAAATGATGGATAAAAATGAACTTGCCGAACAACTTCAGGGAGAATATCCCGGAGCAATCGTTCATAATGTTTATCCAAGTCAGTTAAATACTTCAAGAATTAAAAACGCACAACGATACAGACCAGAGAGATTATCTTGGAGTGATTGATTTATGGCACAATTTAATAAAAGTACTCAAGATTTTTTAAATCAAGAGAGAACTCTTTTTGAAGTTAATATGGTCGCCAATAAGAATGGCGAAGTAGTTACTGTTGATAATCCATTTCCAGTATCTCTTGGAAGTTCCAATATTACTATTAATGGAGATATTACAATTCCTGGAATAGTATCTGTTACAAGTTCTGCGGATAATCCAATTCACAATCACATAGTTGAAGTTGGGACAGGTGGAACATTAACAACTCCATATCTTCCAGTTGGGATTTCTACATTACTGAATACTGTATCAATTGGAAATACAGTATCAATCTCTAACACTTCATTCTATATTTTAAATCCCGTTACTTCTGTAACTGTTGGTGGAACTGTATCAATTGGAAATACAGTATCAATCTCAAATACAAGTTTTTATATAACCAATCCAGTCACAACAGTCGCAGTATCAGGTATTGGTTCAACAGTCACAGTTCAGGGAACAGTAGGTATTGGAACCACCGGACAAGTATCAATCAATCTTAATAATTCACCAGTCAGCACCACAAATCCATTTCCTGTTACTGGAACTGTTGATATTGAATTACCACCAATAGCAACTGATGCATTTGGTAGACAAAGAACTTCAAGTCCATTAACACTTTTTGATAGTTCTCACAGATATAGAGATAATAATCTTTGGAGTGGTTTAGTTATTGGTGCTGGTTCAACAGTTGGATTTGTAACTGCACAAGGTTTGATTAATATGACTGTTGGTGTTGGGAGCACCGCATCAATCATCAGAGAAACCACAAAAGTATTCTCTTATCAACCAGGAAAATCATTACAGGTATTGAATACATTTATAATGAACCCAGCAAAAGCAAATCTTCGTCAAAGAGTAGGATACTTTGGTGCAGATAATGGAATGTATCTAGAACTTGATGGAAGTACTTTATATTTTGTAGAAAGAAGTTTATCTACTGGAATAACAACACAAATTTCGCAACATAACTGGAATATTGATACGATGCTTGGTGCAGGGCATCTCAATCCATCTGGTGTTACATTAGATATTTCCAAAGCACAAATTTTGTGGATGGATATTGAATGGTTAGGACTTGGAACAGTTAGATTGGGTTTTGTAGTTGATGGAAAGTTTATTCATTGTCATTCATTCCATCACGCAAACTTAATCACTTCAACTTATATTACAACGGCATCATTACCTTTGAGATATGAGATTGCAAATACTGGAATTACAACAAGTTCAAGCACACTTAAACAAGTTTGTTCTACTGTAATTTCAGAGGGTGGTTATGAACTTCGTGGAATACAGCAGGCAGTAGGAACACCAGTCCAAACACCAGTTGATTTAACAACAGCAGGAACTTATTATACTGTTTTATCAATTCGTCTTAAAGCAACGCCAAATAGATTGGATGCAATTGTAATTATGACTGCACTTTCAATTCTTGGTATTACAAACAATGCAGTTTATAACTGGCAAGTAAGAGCAACAGGAACATCTGTTGGTGGAACTTGGGTCGATGCTGGTATTGATAGTGCTGTTGAATATAAGATTGATGGTGGAACTTATACTGGAGGAAGAATATTAGCATCTGGATATTTGTACGGGTCTAATCAAGGTTCAACACCAGTTGATATTCTTAAAGAGGCATTATTTAAGTTTCAGTTGGAAAGGGATGCATTAACAGGAACACCTTATGAACTTTCTCTCGTTGCTTCTTCCAATTCTAATGGTGCAGATATTCACGGGTCTATGGACTGGGAAGAAATTAGTAGGTAATTTATTATGGCAATTGATGATATTCAACTAAAGCAATCAGATGCTTATCTCTCTAATCCAAATTTAAAGAGAGCAAATACGTCTATTCAATGGACTGAAGAACAAATTCTTGAATGGGTAAAATGTTCAAGAGATCCAGTATATTTTGCAAAAAATTATATTAAAATTGTTTCTTTGGATCACGGACTTATTCCATTTAATATGTTTCCGTTTCAAGAAAAATTAGTTCAAAGATTCCACGAGAATAGATTTAATATTTGCAAGATGCCTAGGCAGACAGGTAAATCTACTACCTGTGTGTCCTATCTTCTTCATTATGCGGTTTTTAACGATAATGTTAATATTGCTATTCTTGCAAACAAAGCATCTACTGCAAAAGATCTCTTGAGTAGATTGCAACTTGCTTACGAAAATCTTCCGAAATGGATGCAACAGGGTATTGTATCTTGGAACAAGCAGTCATTAGAACTAGAGAATGGTTCAAAAATTATTGCAGCTTCAACTTCTGCATCTGCTGTTCGTGGTGGATCTTATAATATTATATTCTTGGACGAATTTGCATTCATTCCAAATAATATTGCAGACCAGTTTTTTGCATCAGTATATCCTACTATTTCATCTGGTAGTTCAACAAAGGTAATTATCGTATCCACACCTCACGGTATGAATCACTTCTACCGTATGTGGCATGACGCTGAGAAGGGAAAGAATGAATATGTACCTACAGATGTCCATTGGTCAGAAGTACCTGGTAGAGACGCCAAATGGAAGGCATCTACGATTGCTAACACTAGTGAACAACAATTTAAGGTTGAGTTTGAATGTGAGTTTTTAGGGTCTGTTGATACTTTAATTAATGCCACTAAACTCAGATCTTTAGTTTATGAGGATCCATTAAAGCGAAATAAGGGTCTCGATGTTTATGAAGATCCAAAGGAAGAGCATAATTATTTAATTACTGTTGATGTTGCAAGAGGAGTTGGAAATGATTACTCTGCATTTATAGTTTTTGATATCACTAATTTCCCATATAGAACAGTAGCAAAATATAAAAATAATGAAATTAAGCCGATGATGTTTCCTGCTATCATTCATGAAGTAGCAAAAGCATATGATGATGCATGGTTATTGGTCGAAGTGAATGATATTGGAGATCAGGTAGCAAATATTTTACATTTTGATTTGGAGTATGATAATGTTTTAATGTGTGCGATGAGAGGTAGAGCAGGACAGATTGTGGGTTCGGGATTTAGTGGTAAAAAATCACAACTCGGTGTTCGCATGACATCCGCAGTTAAAAAGTTAGGATGTTCCAACTTAAGGACGTTAGTAGAAGATGATAAACTTTTGATTAATGATTATGATATGATCTCGGAACTTACAACATTTATTCAAAAAAGTAGATCATTTGAAGCAGAAGAAGGTTGCAATGACGATCTTGCCATGTGTCTTGTTATATTCTCTTGGTTGGTAGCACAAGATTACTTCAAGGAAATGACGAACAATGATGTTCGCAAAAGAATTTATGAAGAACAAAAGAATCAAATTGAGCAAGACATGGCACCTTTTGGTTTTATTTTAGATGGATTAGATGATACTGAAGTTTATGTGGAACCAGAAACTGGAGATCGATGGATATTTGCAAATGCTCAAAGTGAAAATCAATCTCTAGAAGTTTGGAATGTTGATGAATATGGTGATCGTTCACATATGTGGGATTACCGCTGAAGGGGTAGAATTTTATAAATACTTTTAGAATAATTCTGGAATTGTAGAGGAATACAGATGGCGCTAAATTTAGCATCTCCTGGAATTGTAGTAAGAGAAGTTGACTTAACAGTTGGAAGAGCAACTCCATCTTCAAATAAAATTGGTGCAATTGCAGCTCCTTTCGCAAAGGGACCTGTAGATTCACCAACTTTAGTGGAAACTGAGCAGGATCTACTTAATAATTTTGGAGAACCATATGCAGTAGATAAGCATTATGAGCATTGGTTAACTGCATCATCTTATCTTGCTTATGGTGGATCGCTAAGAGTAGTGAGGGCAGATGATACGGATCTGAAAAATGGTTTTGCTGGTTCGGCATCAAATATTAAAATTAAGAGTTTAGATCATTATACCGAATTAGGATATGATGAGAATACAATTACCAACGTAACTGTTGTTGCAAGAAACCCTGGTTCTTGGTCTAATGGAATTAAAGTTGCAATCATTGATGCAAAAGCAGATCAAACTTTAACTGTTAGTTCAACTACTGGATTATCGGTTGGTTTGGGTGTAAGTCAGGCAGTTCCAGCAAATACAGTTTTACCTGGAGCAGGAACTACTTCAGTACTTACTGGATTTTTTAAAGGTATTATTACAGGAATAGATACCATAACTAATAAAGTTGATGTAAAAGTTTTATCTCATGTAAGCACTGCAGGTACAGAAACTACTGTTGACTATACACCAAAAAGTATTTACAAATTTGCATCAGATGCAATTTCATTTGTTGGTACTGGAGCAGGATCTACTTCAATTTCTGGAACAAGAGGGTCATTAGGAAGTTCAGCAGCATCAATTAGTGCAGGAACTGCTATTACTTCATATTATCTTGTATCAACACTAACTTTAGATACTGCTGGTGGATTACAACTGAGTGCCTCTGATACAACAATTGGTATTGCCACCGCTAATCTCACGGTAGGTTCAGACAGATTTTTAGCAATTGATAATGAAATTATTTCTTTAAGTAGTGCTAGTATTTCTGCTGGTGGAGTTACAGGTGTAACGAGAGGTTCTGAAGGAACTACTGCGGCAACTCACAATGACAATGTAACTGCATATTATCTTCAAAGAACTTCTGGAGTGGGAACTGTAACTTCTACAGTTACTTCTTCAAATACTATTATTGGTATCAGTACAACTAGAACTGGAATATCTACAGTAATTAACACAAATGGTTACTTGGCAATTGGATCAGAATTTGTAAAAGTTAATAGTTTATTATTAGGGAATACTGTTGCAACAACTGCAACATCAGATGTTGATTGGTTTGATGCACAGACACTACAAGTCTCAACAAATACTACAATCAAGTGGAATAATATTGCAGATCGCCCATCTACTTCAGAATATGCTAGTGCTAGAGGAGCAAGATTTGACGAACTTCATGTTGTAGTAATTGATGCACTTGGATCAATTACTGGCAATGCAGGAACAATTCTTGAAAAGCATTTAAATCTTTCTAAAGCATCCGACGCTCAGTTCTCAGTTGGAAATCCTTCCTATTGGAGAAAATATCTTACAAATAGTTCGGAATATATTTTTGGCGGATCTGCTCCAACAGGAATTGTAACGACAGGATTTAGTTCTGGATTTACACCTCAAGCAGATTATGGTTGGGATCAAGAAGCAGATGGTATCATTTTTGGGGCTAGTGGAGGAATTAATTTAATTCTTGCAGGAGGAGTTAATTACAATGGTCAAAGTGGAATTACAACATCTGGTGCATTAACTGCAACTATTGGTGAGATTTCTGATGGATATTCATTATTTGGTGATACTGATAATTTTAAAGTTGATTTTCTCTTAATGGGATCTGCAAATTATGCTTTAGGTGACGCTCAGGCACTTGCCCAAAAACTTATTGAAGTTGCTGAACTGAGAAAAGATGCTATTGCATTTATTTCACCATATAGAGGTGCGGCTCTTACAGATACTTCAGATCAAAATTTAGTAACAGTTAGAACTCCAGAAGATATTACCGAGAATGTAATTAGTTTCTATGGGCCTATTACATCTTCAACTTATGCAGTTTTTGATAGTGGTTATAAGTACATGTATGATAGATTCTCCGATACTTTCCGATATGTACCTCTAAATGGTGATATTGCGGGAACTTGTGCTCGCAATGATATTAATAATTTTCCATGGTATTCGCCAGCAGGAACTTCGAGGGGAGCAATTCTAAATGCAGTAAAACTTGCTTATAATCCATCCAAGTCTCAGAGAGATCGTCTTTATTCGAACAGAATCAATCCAGTGATCTTCTCACCAGGAGCAGGAATTATCTTATTTGGCGATAAGACTGGATATGGTAAGGCATCAGCATTTGATAGAATCAATGTTCGTCGTCTCTTTATTTACTTAGAGAATGCAATTTCTACTGCTGCTAAAGATCAACTCTTTGAATTCAACGATGAAATTACAAGAACAAACTTTGTAAACATTGTTGAACCTTTCCTCCGCGATGTTCAAGCAAAGAGAGGGATCTTCGATTATGTAGTTGTTTGTGATGAAACAAACAACACTGCAGCCGTGATTGATAATAATGAATTCGTTGCTGACATCTACATTAAACCTGCAAGATCAATTAACTTCATTGGTCTTACTTTTGTTGCCACCAGAACTGGCGTTTCATTTGATGAAGTAATCGGTCAATTCTAATTAATCTAGAGGTAAAAAACTATGGCAACCAGAAATCAATTAAATCCACCTCCTTTAAGGAAGATTACCGACTTCAAGAGTAAACTCTCTGGTGGTGGTACTCGCGCAAATCTTTTTGAGGTTGTATTATCTTTCCCAGCATCTGCACCAACTGATTCTAATACTCTTGATAAGATTAGATTTTTAATTAAAGCAGCCGCTCTTCCAGCATCTACTATTGGTCCTGTCAATGTTCCATTCAGAGGCAGAGTACTAAAAATTGCAGGAGACAGAACTTTTGAATCTTGGACTGTTACAGTCATTAATGATACTGATTTTGCAATTCGTTCTGCACTTGAGAAGTGGGTTAATTCAATTAACAGAGTTTCTGATGCAACTGGTGCTACTGACCCAGCACTTTATCAGGCAGATGCTTTTGTTTATCAATTAGATCGTGATGGATCAACACTCAGGGCATATCATATGTATGATATTTTCCCAACAAATCTTGGATCAATTCCACTTTCTTATGAAACTACAGATGCAATTGAAGAGTTTACTTGCGAATTCCAAGTTCAATGGTGGGAAGCAATTAAAGGTAATGGCACAAATGCTGGTGGCGAAAACATCAACTAAATAGAACATACGGTCTAAACTTATAAGATGGCAAAACTTTTTGGATTTTCAATTGATGATTCCAATGATAAATTAAAATCTAAATCCATTGTCTCCCCCGTCCCACCCAACAATGACGACGGGGTAGATAATTTTATTTCAAGTGGATTTTATGGTCAATATTTAGATATTGAAGGTGTTTATAGAACTGAATTTGATTTAATCAAAAGATATCGTGAAATGGCATTGCACCCAGAGTGTGATAATGCCATTGAAGATGTTGTCAATGAAGCAATCGTAAGTGATCTTTATGACTCCCCTGTTGAAATTGAATTATCCAATCTTAATGCTAGTGATAAATTAAAGGATAAAATTAGAGAAGAATTTAAATATATTAAAGAACTTTTAGATTTTGATAGAAAATCTCACGAAATCTTTAGAAATTGGTATGTAGATGGAAAGTTATACTATCTCAAAGTAATTGACATTAAAAAACCTCATGAAGGAATTAAGGATCTGAGATATATTGATCCTATGAAGATGAAATTTGTTCGTCAAGAAAAGAAAAAAAATAATCGAAATTTAATTAATGTAAACGCAATACAAGAAACTGATAAGGTATTTTTTCCAGAAATTGAAGAATTTTTTCTATACTCTCCTGCCCCACAATATCCAGGAGGAACATTTTCAAGTGGAGGATCTCAAAAGCAAATTAAAATTGCAAAGGATTCAATTACATATGTCACTTCTGGTCTTGTAGATAGAAATAAAGGTACTATTCTTTCATATCTTCATAAAGCAATTAAAGCACTCAATCAATTGAGAATGATTGAGGATTCTCTAGTAATTTATAGATTATCTCGTGCTCCAGAAAGAAGAATTTTTTATATTGATGTCGGCAATCTTCCTAAGGTAAAGGCGGAGCAATATCTCAAGGAGGTTATGTCTCGCTATAGAAATAAACTAATTTATGATGCAGGAACTGGAGAAGTTCGTGATGATCGTAAGTTTATGTCTATGATGGAAGATTTTTGGTTACCTCGTAGAGAAGGTGGTAGAGGAACTGAAATTACCACACTTCCTGGTGGTCAAAATCTAGGGGAACTTTCGGATATTGAATATTTCCAAAAGAAACTTTACAGAGCACTTGGAGTTCCCGAATCAAGAATTACTGGAAGTGGAGATGGTTTTAATCTTGGCAGATCATCAGAAATTCTTAGAGATGAATTAAAATTTTCCAAATTTGTTGGAAGATTAAGAAAAAGATTCGCTAATTTATTCAGTGATATGCTCAAAACTCAATTGGTTTTGAAAAATATTGTTAGTCCAGAGGATTGGGATGCAATGAGTGATCATATTCAATATGATTTCTTATATGATAATCAATTTGCAGAATTAAAAGAATCAGAATTAATTAGTGAAAGACTTGGAATTCTTGCAACTATTGAACCTTATATTGGTAAATATTATTCGCAAGAATATGTTCGTAGAAAAATACTTCGCCAAACTGATTCGGAAATTATTGAACTTAATCAGCAGATTAAGTCCGAAATTAAAAAAGGTATTATTCCAGATCCATCAACAATAGATCCAATTACTGGAGAACCTTTAGCACCTCCAGATCAATCTGGAATTGATCCTGCAACTGGTCAACCAATGGATCAAATGCCTCAGGATCAAGGTATAGATCAGCAATTGGAGGCACCATTACCTCCCCCAGCACCATCTGCTAAAGAAGTTAAAAAAGCAGAGATATAAATAGTCATTATAATACTATATTAAATTTTCATGGAAGAACTTATAGATTTGATCGCCACAGATTCTGCACCATCTGAAATTAGCGATAAAATCAAAGATTTATTATTTGCTAAGGCATCTGAAAGAATTGAAGGCGCAAAGCCATATATCGCTTCATCGTTATTTGGTGGAGAAAATGATGAAGACTATACCGAGGATGAGGAATAATGGCAACAAAAATTGTTCAGAATGTAAACAGAATTTCTCCAACTGTCTCTGTAGCTGCCACTAGCAATCCAATTGCTCTTAAAAGTGGATATCTTAGAGTATCTACTGGAATGACTGGAGTATATGTTGAAAGTGGTGGTAATCCAGTTGCTACAGTCAATTCATTTTATGTTTCGCCATACAGTTCAGAAGTTTTGAAAGAAAGAATTGCTAAGCAACAAATTGCAGGAATTACTACTGGATCAACTACTATTGTCACTTTTGGGGAAAATTGTGGTAATCCTTTCATAATTGATGATTATGTAGCAATTCAAAATGCATCTCCTGCAGGAATTAATACAACTTATGCTTTGGTTTCTGATAAAACAGAATCTTCTGTAACCATTAATTATAACAGTTCTTCAATTACTGGTGTTGTTGCATCTAATGCAACTATGGCAAGAAGTGTGAAGGTGTCTGCTCTTGCAGACGGGGCAAATACAAATTTAAGTATCACAGAAGTAGTTCAATTAGTTTCCGAATAAAAATGAAACTCATCACAGAAGAAGTACAACAGGTTAAATTCATCACCGAAGGTAAAGGTGCTGAAAAGAAAATGTTTATCGAAGGCATTTTTCTCCAGGGAGATATTTGCAATCGTAATGGAAGAATGTACCCCATGGAAACTTTAATGAGAGAAGTGAATCGTTATAATGAATCATTTGTCAATAAAGGTCGTGCTCTTGGAGAACTTGGACATCCTGATGGTCCTACTGTCAATCTTGATCGCGTTTCTCATAAAATTATTTCTTTAGTTCGTGAAGGAAGCAATATCAAAGGTAAAGCACAACTTCTTGGAACTCCAATGGGTAAGATTGCAGAATCTTTAATCAAAGAAGGAGTTTGTCTTGGTGTTTCTTCTCGTGGTGTTGGTTCACTCAAGATGACCAATGAAGGTCATAAAATTGTGGGTGAAGATTTTATGTTAGCAACTGCTGCTGATATCGTTGCCGATCCTTCTGCACCTGATGCTTTTGTTCAGGGAATTATGGAAGGTAAAGAGTGGGTTTGGGATGGTGGAATTCTTCGTGAGCAACTTGCATCCAAAACTCAGAAAAGAATCAATACTTTGATTGATCAAAAAAGATTAGATGAGCATAAGATTCATTTATTCCAAGATTTTTTATCAAATCTTTAAATTATAAATAAATATAGATTATACACAAAGATCTAAAATGTCCGTTGGTAGCAATTTACAAGAAATGGAAAACGTAGTAACCAAAGGAGCTGCATCCGCTGAACCAATGCAAAAGTTGTCCACTGGAATTGCTCCTGGACAAACTGGTGCATGGGAAGATTTGGGTGGACCTACTCCAGAAAATTATCGCACAGATGATGAGTCAGCAAGACTCAATACTCCTGGAACAACTCTTCAGCAAGTCAAAAATGTTGTTAATGCTAGAGCTGCATCTGCAGATCCTATGCAAAGTCTTGCTAAAGAAGATGCCGAGTATGATGAAGATGAGGCACTTTTAGAAGCTTCCGAAAAGGAAGATGAAGGTAGCGAAGACGATACCGAAGAAGATTCAAAAGAAGATAAAAAGAAAAAATCTTCTAAGGAAGATGAAGAAGATGAAATGAAGGAAGAGTATGACATCGAAGAAGATGTCAATGCTCTCCTTGCTGGTGAGGAGCTTTCTGAGGAATTCCAAGAGAAAGCACGTACCATCTTCGAAGCTGCTATTAGATCAAAAGTATCTGAGATCAAAGAGCAGATTCAAGAAACTTATGAAAATGCACTTATTGAAGAAGTTGAAACCATTAAGCAAGGACTCATCGAAAGAGTTGATGCTTATCTTGAGTATGTTGCCGATGAGTGGGTTTCAGAAAATGCACTTGCAATTGAGCAAGGACTTAAAACTGAAATGACTGAATCATTCCTCCAAGGAATGAAAGGTCTTTTTGAAGATCATTATGTATCAATCCCTGAAGAGAAATATGATGTAATCGAGAGTATGGTAGATAAACTTGATGAAATGGAAGAAAAACTCAACGAGCAAATCGAAAAGAATATTGCTCTTAATAACAGATTAGCAGAGTCGGTTGCTGATGTAATCTTTGCAGATGTCGCTGAGGGTCTCGCACTTTCTCAGAAGGACAAACTCGCTTCTCTTGCAGAAAATGTTGAGTTTGATAGTGAGTCAGACTATCGTGAGAAACTGGTAACTCTGAGGGAATCGTATTTCCCATCTAATGCTGGTACTCAAAGAGAAGTTACTGAGAATTTATCTGAAAGCGTAGAATATCCAGAAACTCCACAAGTTAGTGGTGCTATGGAAAGTTATCTCTCAGTTCTCAGTAGAACTACTAAGTGATTTTTAAATTATAAACAAATCAAACTAACACGTTTTAAATAGAGGTAAAACCAATGCAAATGTTCAATGCAGAATATTTGCAGGAGAAGTGGGCACCAATCCTGGACTATCAGGGACTTGATTCAATCAAGGATTCTCATCGTAGAATGGTAACCGCTGTCCTGCTCGAAAACCAAGAAAGAACTCTCCGCGAAGAGCGTGAGTTCCTTTCAGAAGGTCCAACAAGCAACACACAATCAGGCACTTATGGTGGTGCTAATGCTGCTGGTTTCAGTGGCACCGCTACTTCACCTGTCGCTGGTTTCGATCCAGTTCTGATCTCCTTGATCAGACGCGCAATGCCTAACTTGGTTGCATATGACCTCGCAGGTGTTCAACCAATGAATGGTCCTACTGGACTTATCTTCGCAATGCGTTCGAAGTATAAGACTCAAGATGGTACGGAAGCACTCTTCAACGAAGTAGATTCCGCATTCTCTGGACAAGATTCAAGCTTTGCTCAAGACGAAGGTTGGACAAACGGAAACGTTGGTCTTGGTACTACCACTCAGCGTGGTTCAAACCCAGGTCTTCTTGATCCAACCACAGGTGCTTCAGGTGACGCTACCACCTATAACGTAGGTCAAGGTATGCGTACTGATAACGCAGAAAACCTTGGACAGACTGGTGGTCCTCAGTTCAACGAAATGGCATTCTCAATCGAGAAAGTCACCGTTACTGCAAAGTCACGCGCTCTGAAAGCTGAGTACTCGTTAGAACTCGCACAAGACCTCAAGGTAATTCATGGTTTGAATGCTGAAGCGGAATTGGCAAATCTTCTCTCAACTGAGATTCTTGCTGAAATCAACCGCGAAGTTATTCGTACCATCTATAACGTTGCTGAGTCTGGTGCTCAAGCAAATACT